ATGGCCGGGAAAACAATCGGATCATTCCGCCGGAACGTGCTGCGGACGCTCAAAATCATCCTATGGGGCCGCGGCTACAAAGTGCATGATAATCGATCGGATAATATCTTGACCATCTCCAAAGGCGGGAAAACGAACTATTTCTTCGTTTTTGGCGGGAAAGATGAGAGTTCCCAAGACCTGGTGCAAGGTATCACGCTGGCAGGCTTCTTCTTCGACGAGGCCGCACTCATGCCACAGTCGTTTGTAAACCAAGCAACCGCACGGTGTTCTGTCGATGGTTCCAAGCTGTGGTTTAACATGAACCCGGAAGGGCCCTATCACTGGTTTAAAACGGAGTGGATAGACAAGGCTGCTGAAAAACTGGCATTGCATATCCATTTCACGATGGACGACAATCCGAGTTTGACGGATAAGGTCAAGAATCGTTACAAGCGGATGTACTCGGGCGTGTTTTTCAAGAGGTTTATCCTGGGCCTGTGGGTGATGTCTGAAGGGATTATCTATGATAATTTTGATCCGGAAACCATGGTGCTGGATATACCGGACGATATGCCGTTTGACAAGCACTATATATCTGTCGACTATGGGACACTGAACCCGACCGCCTTCCTATTGTGGGGCAGGAACTTAAAGACCTGGTACGCGCGGGATGAGTATTACTACTCGGGCCGGAAGACGCAGCGACAGAAGACAGACGCCGAGTATGTGGAAGAAATGAATAGGTTTGTGGCAAAACACGACCTGGACAAGAAATCCGTCACTATCATAGTGGATCCATCTGCTGCGTCCTTTATCACAGCGCTCAAAAACGAGGGCTACACCGTGGACAAGGCTAAAAATGACGTTATTGACGGCATACGCGCCACTGCTGCAGCAATGAACGAGGGTGCTATCAAGTTTAGCCGGACATGTAAAAACTTGATACAAGAGTTTGGATCTTACACATGGGACGCAAAAGCCTCTTTAAAAGGGGAAGATAAGCCGATCAAGGAGCACGACCACGCAATGGATGCATTGAGGTACTTTGTATTCAAGGTCATCTACAGAAAGCAGACAACTTTATCGAAAAAACCAAGCTGGCTATCATAGTCGGCTATTTTTGTGCCAAAAATAAGAGAGGAGGAACAACATGGCAATAGCAATCGACCGAGAAGAGGCAGGAGATGTCTCTAATCCATCGTTTGAGGTGATCAACTGGTGTGTGCAAGAGCATCAAAAAGAGCTGTCTAGGCTGCAAATGCTCAGCGACTACTACGACGGGCGACCGCACAAGCCGAACGAGCTTGCTGATATGCGTACACCGCACGAAAAGGATGAAATCTACGTTAATAATGCTAAATATGTCACTGACATGATGGTCGGGTTTGCCGTCGGTGCTCCGATATCATACGCGCCGCCGAAAGCCGGGAACATCGATCCGATTATAGACGCATTGGATGCCATGCGCATCCGGAAGCACGATAAGGAGCTGGCCAAAGACATATCAGTCTACGGCATCGGACTGGAATTGCAGTATCTATCACGACATCCGGACAATTCGCTTAAGACGGTGCCGAAAATAGCGGCAATCGACCCGAGAGGGATGTTTGTGGTCGTGGATGACACTGTAGAGCGCGAAAAGCTGTTTGCAGTGCGCTATAAGGAGCGACAGAGCATCAAGGGTGTGCGTACCTGGGAATTCAATATCTATACCAAAAAAGCAGTGATCACATACCGCAGCAAGGAAATGCGACTGACACAAAGTAGCTTGATGGACGACAGGCCGAAAGTAGTGACGCACTACTACAAGGATGTGCCGGTAACGGAATACCGCAATAACGAGGAAAAGCAAGGGGACTTTGAGCAACAAATCCCGCAGATCGATGGATACAACAAGTTAATGACTGACCGGATCCGGGACAAAGAGAATTTCATCAAGGCCGTCATGGTCCTGTACGGGTTCTCATTGCCGGATGAACGACCTGAAGAGTTGAATGGCAACATGGTGCTTAATGCGCCCGCTAAAGAAGACGGTGGGGATGCCGAGTTTCTTGTTAACACCTTCGATGAAAACGGCGTGCAGGTGTTAGCGGATGCCTTAATAGATGATTTCCACAAGACCTCCTATGTGCCGAACCTAAATGACGAGAATTTCAGCGGCAATGTTTCGGGTGAAGCGATGAAATACAAGTTGTTTGGCCTGCTGTTAGTCTTGGCCACAAAGATCGGATATATGGAAGATGGACTGATCGAGCGTTTGCGACTACTTGCAAATATCGTGAGCCTGAAGGGTGAAACGGTGGATGTGGAAGGCGTCAAGATTACCTTTAAACCAAATCTTCCAATCAACCGCAGCGACATCATTAAACAAATCAGCGACAGCCAGGAGTTCATCCCGCTGCTGGTATCACTAGGATGGCTAGATGATATAGATGATCCGGAGGAAATACTTGAAATGCTACGGGCGCAAAAAGAAGAGGAGATCAAGCTGAATCAAAAGGCTATGGGCACGGCGAATAGCCATAGCGATGTGGAGATGGAAGAGGAGGACGACGCAGATGATCAGAGTGAGAATCAAGAAAGACTTGATGCATAACATCCAATCCATCCGCGTGTCTGGCCATGCGAACTATGCGCCGAGGGGTCAAGACATCGTTTGTGCCGCTGTCAGCACACTTCTGCAAACGGTGGGCTATTCCCTTATCGGAAGAGAGGAAACGATGGCAGAAGTTGATTTTGAATACTACGGTGTCGGATCTATTGAGATAGGTAACCCAACGCGCGAAAGTCATTTGATAACGGGTGTTTTTGAGCTAGGGGCTACCACATTGGCGGAACAGTATCCGGAGCATGTTCGTGTAGAGATGGAGTGATGAGATGGCAGCTGAGAGCTACTTCCTGAAACGGAACATCGAAAACGAGGAAGCCATGCATCGCACCTTGGATGCGAAAGAGGCGGTTATGCTCGAATCATACATACAAGCCCAAGATTATTTAAATAAGCAAGTAAAAAAAATATACGATCGTTATCTGAATAAGTCGGGGTTGGATGAGGCAGAAGTCAGGAAAATCCTGAACACTTCGGCTAGCTTAACAGACCTCGCAGAACTGCAGCGCCTATCCAAAAGTTTGACAGACAAGGAAATCCAAAGTGATGTCAAAGCGTATTTAAACGGGTTAGCGGTAAAGCACCGTATTAGCCTATTAGAGACATTGAAAGCTAAAGCCTACCTAGTAGCCAAACAAATCGCAAACGTTCAACTGGACACACAGACAGACTTCTATATCGACACAATCCGCGAAGCCTACGAAGAAGCGGCAACTGAGGCGATTGTGGGACAAACGGAGCAAAAAATTGCAATTAAAGAGGGTCAGTACCCTAAGTTCGTGGCCACCAAATCCCAAGAAGTATTGCAGATCAGGGATATACAAACGGAAAAAGTGGTTAAAAAGGTCGTATTGCAACCTGATCCCGAGGTACCTGAATTCAAAGAGATGTCAACCACGTATGTGAAGAACATTCTCGAAAGTGAATGGAAAGGGTCGAACTACTCCAAGCGTATTTGGGGCGATACAGACTTATTGGCCAAACGATTAGAAGAACTCTTCACCGTAAAAAACTTAACGGGGATGTCCGAGAGTGAGATGGCCAAGATTCTGGCCAACGAATTCGATACATCCATGTACGTGGCTAGGCGGCTGGTGCGAACTGAATCAAACTATATGGCCGGACAAGCAAAGTTGAGATCGTGGAAGGCGCATGGGGTGGAGAAATACATCCTTATTGCCGTATTGGACTTCAGGACATCCGCCATATGCCGCTCCATCGACGGGAAGATTTACGATGTCGAAAAGGCTGTGTGCAATGGTAAGGACGGGAATTATCCTCCGTTCCATCCGTGGTGCAGGACAATACCTGCTGCTTACTTCGGGGGGCGCACTCTTGATGGCAAACGAACAGCGAACGATCCTCTGGCCAATAAGACTTTCGAGATTGATCAGCGTACGAATTACAAGGAATGGGAAGAGATGCTCACGAAAAGGCACGGAAAAGAAGAAATTGAAACTTTCCGCAAGAAGGTGAAGAACCTGACTGCAGATATCAAGCAATTTAATCGCTATAAAGTCGCATTGGGTGATGAATTCACGTATAAGACAGTGGATGATTTCCAAAACGTAAAGTATACCGATCTGAGCATTTATGAAAAGCTGAAGGATTTATATGCCAAAGCAATACGGAAGTAGAGGAGGTTCGGGATGTTTCCGAGAACAATCAAAATAGGCGGCCTTGTTTATGGCGTCGAAGTCACAAAAGATTTGCAAGGAAAGGAAGGGAATTGGGGGCATATCGCGTATAAAGAAACCAAAATACGCATAGATGACAACCTGAATCCACAACTCACCAACCAAACGCTCATTCACGAAATGACACACGCTATATTGATAGAGGCAGGCTACAACGAACACGAAGAAGAAATGGCCGATAGGATAGGGAAAGTGCTTTATCAGGTCTTAAAGGATAATGATTTCGTTTTTATTCAGGAAGGAGCTGCAGGATGAATTTTGGACAAGCAATAGAAGCGTTAAAAGAAGGCAAAAAAGTAGCGCGCAAAGGTTGGAACGGCAAAGGGCAGTTCGTGTATTTAATTACCGGAGAACAACTTCAAAGAGGTCTCCAATATGGTTACGGCGAGTATGAAGGAGAGCCTACCATTGTAGATGTCCTCGCTATAAAGACCACAAGCAACCATATCCAAGTAGGATGGTTGGCTTCTCAATCTGACATGCTATCAAATGATTGGGAAATAGTTTAATTCTAAAAAATAGGGGTGCGAAATGGACAATCAAAAATTTATCGAAAAATGCAAGGAGATTGTTTCTGCCTACACAAATAATCGTGTGGACCCAACAGAACATGTAACGGTTCCGCCTCACGACGTGTATGTCGTTTGGTGTTGCAAGACCCTGCAGAACAACAAAGCATTGCTTAGCACACCATTATCTGATGGCATGTACTATGAGTGCACCTACAACGGCGAGAAGGAAGAAATTTACCTTGATGCTTACAAGAAGTGGGAAAATATCAAATACGACGTTAAATAAACAACCATTGTCCTCGAACGACACTAAACTTATCGCGGTGCCTCCGAAATCGGCAATTAAACGCACTCTCTTGGCTTTTTGAAACAACTGAATAGCGACACATGAAGTTATACTCGTTTGGGCTTAGGCACTCACTTGGATGGCTTATTTTGCGTGATTTCAGTTCGAGTAAGCGGGACTTGATTGGGCAAAGGAGAAATGAAAATGAATTTATCGGAAAACGCTAAATACGATTATCTGCTTCAGGCTAAAAAAGCGCTCAATTTACAGATGTTCGCTGAAGGCGATGGAGGAGAGGGCGGAGAAGGTGGCACCCCTCCGGAATTCACAGGTCCGCAATCGCAATCTGAGTTAGATAGCTTGATCGGAAAAGCCGTTAATACTGCTTTGGCAAACGCTAAGAAGGATTGGGAAACACAAACGAAAGAGCAAATCGAAACCGCTAAGACACAAGCTGAGAAACTCGGGCAAATGTCTGCAGAAGAAAAGGCGGCGGAAGCTGAAAGACAACGGTTGGCAGAACTCGACGAAAAAGAGAGGCGCCTAAACCAACGCGAATTGAAATTCACTGCGAGTGACATTCTTGCAGAGAAGGGTCTTCCCACTAAGTTGGCTGACATCCTTAATTATTCCGATGAAAACACAGTCAAAGCGCATATCGACGTAGTATCAGAAGCCTTTTCCGAAGCTGTGCAAGCAGAGGTGGACAAGCGTTTAGCTGCATCTATTGACATCCCTGCCGGCGGAACAACTGCAAAACCTACAACAAAAAGCGAACAATTCGCAAAAGAAATGAACCAACGAAGCGAAAACAAAAAATCTCTTTGGGGTTAATTAGGAGGAATAAACATGTATTTTGAAAAGCAAAAATATGAAGAAATCAATTTTCTAGCAAGTGCAAAATTCCAAGCGTTCACGGAACAAGTCGCCTCTACTCACGCGCAAACGGTAACCACTAACGGTATCAAGGTAGTGCCTGCAGGTGCTATTTGGCCAGCAAATGATGCAACAGCCAAGGGAATCTTGCTGAATGCTGTCGATGTAACGCATGGACCACAACCAGCCTCCGTGATCGTAGAAGGCTATATCATCGCTGAGCGTTTGCCAACTCAACCTATTGCAGCCGCTAAAACGGCAATGACCGGCATCAAGTACCGTTAATAACACAACAGGAGGAATAGACATATGTTAAAAAATGAAATGAAATTACAAATGTTTGCAGGCACATCGATCCTTGATTTATTCAGCCATAAAGAAGTGCTGAACTACTTAAGAAACCGGAATCTTCCAACTTTATTGGGCGATGAATTGTTCCCATCTCGTAAAACGACATCCTTGGAATTAGAGCAAATTACCGGCGGTGGCGGCATCCCTGTCATCGCAAGCATCCACGCGTTTGACACTGAATCCGAAATTGGATCTCGTCAAGCTGCAAAAGCGACACTCGAATTGGCGTTCATCAAACGCAAGATGCAGTTGAAAGAAAAAGATATCATGGCTTTGGAAAACCCTAGAACTCCTGAAGAGCAAACGTATTTGACGGAGCAAGTCTACAACGATATCGAAGTGCTGGTCAGAGGTGTAATGGCCCGTGTTGAGAAGATGCGTATGGATGTGCTTGCTAACGGCCAAGTTACCATCAACGAGAACGGACTTAATGCCACAGTGGACTACCAAGTTCCGGCCGACCACAAAGAAGCGCTAAGCGGAACGGACCTATGGACAGATCCGGCATCAGACCCATTAGGGGATATCGACCGCTGGATCGAAGCGATGAGCATTACACCGACACGTGCTTTGACATCCAAAAAAATTCTCAATGCATTGTTGCGCCATCCACAAGTGAAGGCTTCTGTTTTTGGGAGCGACACCGGCAAGGTTCTGACTCGTAACGAATTGGATGCCTTCATGCAGTCTAATGGCTTGCCGATCATCCGCACGTACGACGATAAGTACAAAGAGCAACATAAGAACGGTACCTATACAACGAAGCGCTACTTCCCTGAAAACAAATTCGTCATGTTTGATGATGAGGTTCTGGGTGAAACAGTATTCGGGCCAACTCCGGAAGAACGTTTAGTACGCCGCGCCGCTGTGGACATCTCCATGGTCGGTAACGTGTTGGCGATGGTTTACGAGGAAAATCTTGATCCTGTCGGAACATGGGAAAAAGCAGTCGCTACGGCGCTACCTTCCTTCGCTGCCGCAGACGAAGTTTTCCAAGCGCAACCAATCGCTTAATTTGCTGGGCGCTGACTATTGTCGGCGCCTATTATTTTTGGAGGTGTAGCAATGAAAGTAAGAGTTAAGGAAATGCCTGTGCGATATAGCGGCAAGCGTTATGTTGAAAATGAAACACTAACCATCAAAAAAGAAGCTTATGACGAAAAGTTATTCGAGATCTTGGAAGATGATTCGAAAAAAGATGGAGAAGACGGCGAATAGATGCCGAGGAGGTTAAATCATGGCTTATTTAACAAAAAGAGACTACGTTGACGCGGAATCCAAAGAAATTGTAAAAAAAGGTACCGTTATCAATGGCGATAAAGAAAAACTAGAAAGACTTTTGGAACTAGGCATAGTGCAAGAAGTTCACATAGGCTCAGAGCTTCCGAAAGAGAAAGTCACTCGCAAGGTAAGCGCGAATAAAAGCGAAGCGTTAAAGGCATCTGAAAGCGCAGATTGAGGGGTTGGTGATTGTGTTGCAATCGTATGATCGCACAATAGAGATTGAAAAGTTCGTTCGCTTTCTTGGCAAGTCGAGCATGGATGCTGCTGAACAGAAGCTTTTAGAGGACATCTATGATGATGCCGCAATGGAGGCGTTGAACTATTGCAACCGGGATGATATTCACTTCGGTATGTCAACGTGCATCCGCGACCTGGCAAAAATAAGGTACAACCAGCAAGGTTCTGAAGGGGAGTTATCCAGGTCAGAAGGTGGCGTATCTCAGACGTTTGAAGATGGAATCCCAAGAAAGATACGCTCTCAGCTAAACAAATACCGCGTGGCCAGAATGGGGCGTGTCAGATGAGGTTACGTGAAAGGGATCTAAAGACCGTTTACCTGAAGAAGCGAATTGTCACACGCGACGAAGAGGGGGATAAAACCATCTCTTACAGCAGTGGCGCCGAACCGTTACGCATGAATGTGCAATCTGCAGGCGGTGTGGTCAACGCTCAGATATACGGTGGACGTTTGCCCTATATCAAGACTTGCAAGTATCAGGGCGAAAGCCTTGTTCCTGGCAAAAACGAAAAGGATGGCATTTGCCTCTACGTAGATCCTGGGGCGGATCCTGATTATGAAATTTTGTCAATCGAACCCTTCTCAGACCACCTCAATGTAAAGCTTGAAAAGTTGATTAAGGAGACTTGATATGAAGGTAACGATAACTGGATTGGATAGGCTTAACGCAAAATTAAAAAAACTGCCCACGACCCTTGAAGATGCGGTTTTCGATGCGACATTCGAGATAGTCGAAGATATTCAAGGGAGAGTAGAAAGTAAGCTGAATTCAAGCATTTACTACAATCGCGGCGGTTTGGCTGGCAGCAACAAGAATGAAGTCGTGAAGGACAGCGAAGGAAAGATCGTGGGTCGCGTTTGGAATGACGATCCCGTTTCGGTATTTCGCGAATTTGGTACTGGACCGGTCGGTGAAGCTTCTCCGAAGGACCTGCCTGAAGGCGTGAACCCGGTTTACACAAAAGAGTCTTGGTTTTTCCCTGTGGATGCTGTCGATATTGATCTTACAGCGATATACGGCATGCGGAAAATAACGATTCAAGGCAAGGAATTCTATCGAACGAGTGGGCAACCGGCTAGACCGTTCATGTATCCGGCATTCAAAGAAGGTATCGACAAAGCTGAAGAAGTATACAAAGAGCACGTTCAGAAGAATTTGCGGAAGGGGTTGGGTCAATGAGGTTCAATATGAAACAAGAAATTGCATATCTCTTAAGTTCGGTTGACGGCCTTGAAGACTTCAGCACCGATTATCCGCAAGAAATGGCTACTTTTCCTTGTGCGATATACCGTACCGCCGCAGAAGGGCATGCAATCGACGCATACAGAAATGAGCTGCAAACAAAATGGACAGTCGTTATCGAGATTTACGGAATAAAGAGCGTTTCTGATCTTGCTGCAACTATTGCTGACGGCATGAGAAGACTTGGGTTCAAGGTATCCGATAAGGATGCCAACGTGGCCGGGTTAAAGCGCATCGTGCTTGAGTGCAGGGCAATCGTGGACAACAAAACAAAAATAGTTTTTTTATAGGAGGAAAAGGAATATGGAGAAATTGGAATTACAACAATTCAACGGTGAAATCGTAGGGTTGTTAACAAAAGGGACAGTTCTTTCGTACAAAAAATTAGCTGAATTCGTAGAATTAGCCGGTGTCAAAGGGATCCCTCAGTTAGGTGGAGATCCGGAACGTGTAGATGTCACTACGCTAGCCGATGCAAAAAGAAGATATATCGCTGGTATCGAAGATACTGATAACTTAGAATTCGCGATTGTATACCAAACCGCAAACTTCACGGATGTGCACACGTTGGTTGAAACCGGTGCTGAAACGGAATTCAAAGTAGTTTATCCGGATGGTATGGCCGTCACTTTCAAAGGGGTGCCAAAATTCAAGTTCAGCGCTGCTGAAATCAACGGAGCACTTGAATTCACCTTGGTTATCGTAGTTTCTGACGGTCCGGACTTCGTGCCGGTAGTGTAGCCAAAATGAAGGGCAGTCCAAGCGATTGCCCTTTTTTCTTTTCATAAAAAATCGGAGGTTTATATACATGGGACAAATTACAAAAATGCCTACTACAAAAACGGTCAACTTCGGAGGGCTTACACTCGAATGCCGCCTTACCGGAAGAGCTATCTTGAATATCGAAAAACGTTTGGACGAGTCCTTGATGGGTCTTTTTATTAAAAATGAAGGCGAGATGAAACTTCCGCCTGCCAACAAAGTTCTGATCGTTCTGCATCTGTCAAATACCGTTCATGGCGTGAAAGAAGCCGACGTCGTGAAAGCTTTTGAGAACTTTATCGATGATGGCGGCAATTCTATGGAATTGTTCGGAATCGTTCAAGATCTTCTGGGTGAGGCAGGTTTTTTCGGGAAATCGAAAGACAAGGCAGAAACCGAAGAGCTGACCCTGGACAACGCGAAGGAAGAGGAATCGATCTTGTAAATCGGAAAGAATATACAACTCTTACCGAACTCTTGAACGATATGTATCTTCCGGCGGTTCAAAATGGAATCCCTTCGGATGAGTATTGGTCAAAAACATTTGAAGAAATTATCGTGCAAGTGGATGCGAACCAACGCATCAAAGAAGAAGATATCAAGCAAGAAGCTAACCTAAACTACCGCCTAGCGCAACTAATGGCTTACGCCATGAATGAGCCATCTAAGATGCCAAGCTTCGAATCAGCCTATCCATTCGCTGGGAAAGTGGAGGAAATCACAGAAGAGGAACGACTTGTGAAGGAAATGGAAGAAGATCAACAACGCATGATGATAATGGCGCAAGCTATAAAAGCTACAAGGGCTAGGAAGGCGAAAAAACAGGAGGTGAAATAAATGGAGTTAGAAAAACTGGAGGTTCTGCTCGAGGTAAACACGAAGAATATCCAAGAGTCTATCAACCGTGTTTTGCCGCAAATTAACGGTCTTTTGAAAAAAATCGAAAGCGCCACTGGCCAGAGTGGCAACAAGATCGAGCAAAATCTCGATATGAGCGACGCTACGAAAAAAGTAGAAACCACACTGGGTGATTTCATCAATAATTTCAGCAAGCAGATGGATCGCATGGAAGAAATATCCAAAAGCAGAACGGATGCAACGTCCCGCAACATGGAGCAAGGGTTTAAACAGACGCGCGCTAGGGCTGGAAAAGAAATCGATTTGATGGTCAAGGACATTAATTCGAAGATGGGACAAGCTAGAGCGGCGCAAAATAAGATTGCTCACTTAGCCGCCAAACGTACGTCGGCTGTAAAAGACAATGACACGGGCGCCGTAGTGAAGTATGACGAACAAATCGCTAGCGCTGAGCAAAGAATGACAAGCTACCGCAATAAAGCGCGTGAAATGGCTCGGACGATGAAAGCGGAGTTTGATGCCGTTCCTGCTAGCCTGAAGAATATCGCGGCTACGATGGACCAGAACGAAGGTCAAATCGAAACGTTACGATCTAAAATCGCAAACATGCAGAAGGTGTATGAGTCACAGAGGAAAACGGTTGGATCGTTCCAATCCGGTTTTAGTACAGCTGATTCTGACAAGTCAGTAGATACTATGCAAAAGATACAAGTGCAAACGGCTAAAATGAACAAATTAATTAGTTCTAACGACGCTTTGCAACAGGCTTATGCAACGACGGAAGACAGGGCGAAGGCTCTCAGAACTGCTCTTTTTGGACTTGGAGACACGCTTGATAAGTCTGGCATTCAAACAGGTAATGCAGCCGCTGGGATAAAGAGTATTTCAAATGCATCTGTTAAATCGGGCAATACATGGTCTCGGTTTGGCGGTTTATTTAACCGCGTTTCAAACAATATCGCACACGGCACTAAGTCGGTCGGAAAGAACTTAGGTAGCTTCTTCTCTATGTTCAACCAGTCAGGCAGCCGCATGAATAAGGGATTGTCACAAAGCAACAGCGCTTTAGGCAAGTATGCAGGCGGGTGGCGCAAAACAATCTGGATGTTGGGGAATCAGCTGATTGTGTTCACTTTCCTGTATCGCGGAATAATGGCTTTAGGGCAAGGATTATGGAACTCGCTCAAGACTAACCAAGAATTCGCAAACTCACTGAATCAGATCAAAGTGAATCTGTTGACTGCGTTCTACCCAATTTATCAAGCTGCTCTGCCTGCCATAAACGCACTTATGAGCGCATTGGCGAAGGCCACGGGCTATATCGCTTCATTCATAGCTAATATCTTCGGATCGACGTACGAGGCGGCAAAACAAGGCGCAAGCGGGCTATACGAAAACGTGAAAGCCTTGGAAGATACGGGAACAGGCGCAGCGGATGCGAAAGACAAAATCAAAGAGTTGCAACGTTCTTTGATGGGCTTCGACGAGATCAACAGGATAGGTCTGGATGTCAATTCGGATGCTGACGCAGGAGCGGGTTCTGGATCGGGAGCCGGTACTCCTGGCATTGATTTCAACACTCCTGACTATTCGACGCCGGCATGGTTATCTAAATTTGCGGATAATGCACGGAATATTCTTTCGCAATTATTCGAACCTGTTCAAGCGGCGTGGAACAAATATGGCAAATCCGTAATGGATGCCGCCAAATTCGCTTTAACCGAAGTCTGGGAGCTGACCAAATCAATCGGTCGGTCCTTCATGGAAGTTTGGACGGGCGGAAGTGGCGAACGAATATTAGGAAACATCCTTCAGATTATAGCGAGCATCCTGACTTCGGTCGGAAACCTAGCAAACGGGCTTAGAGAAGCTTGGGAAACGAACGACTTAGGAGTAAGTATCTTCACAACGATCTTGGGGATCATCGAAATATTGACGGGACACTTCAGGGATATGGCAAAGGCCACGGAGGATTGGACGGAATCACTTGATTTTACACCTCTGATGACTTCCATCGACACACTATTGAAAGCCTTATCCCCTCTCACAGACAACATCGGAGCCGGCTTATCTTGGCTCTATCGAGAAGTCTTACTGCCTTTGGCTGGTTGGGCAATAGAGGATGCTTTACCTGCATTTCTAGATGCTCTTTCCGGTGCGTTGGAATTTCTGAATGAAATAACAGAGGCTCTACAACCGACTTTCCAATGGTTATGGGATGATTTCTTGGCACCAATAGCAGCGTGGACAGGCGGCGTAATCGTTAGCATTTTGGAAGGTTTGGCCTCATCGTTAAGCGGCATTGGCGACTTTGTGTCGGAGCATCAGTCGGGCTTTAGTGATTTCGTAGTTGCGTTTGTCGCATTTGTCGGCGCTTTAAAAACCATCGGCAAGATAGCGGCAGCTTTAGAGGCGTTTTCGAAGGTTTTTGCAGGCATATCAGCACTAAGCGGTTTGAGTGGAGCTATCGGAGCAGTGGTGGCATTCCTTACCGGTCCGTGGGGGCTTGCAATCGCGGCCGCCATCGCCGTGGGTGTATTGCTTTGGAAAAATTGGGATACGATCAAGGAGAAGGCTAGTCAATTAGGTAGCTGGATATCTGAGAAGTGGTCAGGAATAAAAACCGCTACGTCTGAAGCGTGGGGAAATGTTTCAACGAAGGTGTCCACAAAAGCTAACGAAGCCAAAAACGGAGCTATTAATGCCTTTTCTACCATGAAAACCAAGGTAGGCGAATACTTGTCGAGTATCCAATCAACTGCAAGTACAACATTCGACAAAGTTACTGGATGGGCTACCGGTTTGGGTTCGAAAATTGCTGAAGGGCTTCGAAAGGGGCTTGATTCTGTTAAATCGGCAGCGGCATCAATCGCTAACGGCATAGTTGGCGTTATTGGTAAAGCTGTTAATGGCGTAATTGGCGGTATTAACTGGATATTGGATAAAGTCGGAGCGGGTGGCAATAAACTATCTACTTGGGCTGTACCGACATATGCGCAAGGGACGAATGCGCATCCGGGCGGTTTGGCAATGGTCAATGACGGCAGCGGTAAGAACTATCGCGAAGCTTTCCAACTACCTGGTGGCCAAGTCGGATTATTCCCGAACCAAAGAAACATGTTAGTCAATCTGCCTCGGGGCGCGAAAGTGCTGGACGGAGAAAGAACAAACAACATGTACGGCGGTGTTCCTCGTTATGCGAATGGGATCGGTGATTGGTTTAGCAAAGCTTATAACGGAGCGAAAGAAATGGCCGGAACGGTCTGGGATTACCTATCGAACCCAAGTGAATTGTTAGATATCGCAATCAGTAAATTTGTTAACTTGTCAGGCGCGGTAAACCCGGCTCTGGCTATTGCTAAGGGTGGAATTAGCACGGTTGCAGGAAGTGCGACGAACTTTATCAAAGGAATGCTCGAAAAAGGCTCAGAATCTCCTGTCGGAACAGGCGTGGAAAGATGGAGACCTACCGTCATTAAGGCGCTATCCATGAATGGACTGCCAACGACTGACGCTTATGTAAATGCTTGGTTGCGTCAAATTCAGTCTGAATCAGGCGGTAACGAGAAGGCAATCCAAGGGAACATCGGCGATATCAATAACAAAACGGGGGATTTGGCCAAAGGTTTGGTCCAAGTCATCGGAGCAACTTTCAATGCGTATAAATTCCCTGGCCACAACAACCGGTTAAACGGTCTGGACAGTTTGTTAGCTGGTATCAATTACGCTAAGAGCCGATATGGTGCAACTGGCATGCTGAGTGTCATCGGAAACGGCCATGGTTACGAAAATGGCGGCGTAGTGTCAAATGAGGGCTACTACAGACTCGCGGAAGGAAACAAGAAGGAAATGGTCATCCCTCTTGAAAAACGCAACAGAGCGCTTGAATTACTTGAAATAGCAAAAGACTATTTAGGCGTCTCCGATACTAGCTCGCTACAAATGCCTGATCTATTTTTAGAAACGCCTATGCAGCGATTGGATATGCCAATATCTACGAGAGAGGCGGGCGGAGGGCTTACGGGTATGTCTGAATCGATTTCGAACGCGTTAGCTATGTATGCTGCATCGGGTAATAAAGCGAGCGGTCCGATGGAGGTAACGCTAGTAATGGATGGTCAGAAGATCGGAAAAATCGTAATCAATGAAATCAACGAGATTATCGATCGTACGGGAGCAATCCCTATAAATATCTAGGAGGGGTCCGAATGGATGAATTACTGTTAGTGGGTGGGCGTTACGTAAAGGCCCCCCAAGAGTTTAGCGTGGGATACCAAACGATCGATGCTGACACCAGCGGAAGAAATGCTAGTGGCACAATGGTTCGGGATATCATATCGGAAAAAGTGAAATTAGAAATCAAGTGGGGTCCGCTGAGCGATGGAGAGATATTCGACATCCTGAACGCGGTGGATTCCGCTTTTTTTGATGTCACTTACCCGAACCCAAAAACCGGAGGTATGGCCACAAAAACATTCTATGTAGGGGACCGGACGGCACCATTGTATTCGTGGAACGAAAAATTCGGAGCGATAAAATGGCAAGGTCTGTCTATGAATTTTATAGAGAAGTAGGTGAAAAATTTGCTAAAAAACAGCTCTTTGTTTGTCGATGCGATGAAATCAAGCTTAAGGGACATTCGCGCGAGAGTAAAAATTAATAACATTATTTATGATGACGAAACCCTGGTATCTATTAATGTGGATTTGGGAAGTATGGCTGGTGAAGAATACGCAATCGGATCAGCCATAACCAATGCGGCCACGATTGTATTTTCCGAAATCATTGAAACCGTAGTAGCTCTTGACCATGTGACTATTGAAATCGGTGTGGTTAGGGGGAGTTTGTCTCCCGAATTAAGAAAAATGCTAAATACGAAAGTTGGAACAGCTAGGGTCGGCGGAACGAGGTTAAACTCGTGGAATCCGGATAGCGACATCGAGTATGTGCCGCTGGGTGAATTCTATATATCCGATCATGTTGATATCGACTATAACGAAAAGAAAACAACTATCGTTTGCAAAGATCAAATGATTTTTTTAGAAAATGACTACAACTCGCAATTAAAATACCCTGCAGATATAAGGGATGTCGTTACGGAAATAGCTAACCAAGCGGGCGTGGAAATAGATTATAAGTACATCGGGAACCTGAGCGCTACTAAAATCGAAGAGCCAAAAGGGTACACGCATCGTCAAGCGCTGGGGTTAATCGCACAAATTGAAGCCGGATTCGTCACTTTTAGCCGAACGGGTAAATTGCAAATAAGAACCCTCCAAGACTCCGATTACAACGTTTCGATGGATGAATACTATTCGAAAGGGTTAGTGAAAAAGGGGATTCGTTACAGGGTTGGAGGAATTACTTGTACGGTCAACAAAGACGAAGAGACACTGACTCTTAAGGTTGGTAGGGATACCGGTCCTCAAATCAATTTGGAAAACGACGTAATGACACAAGAGATATTAAACGATGTGTACGAAAAGCTGGCAGACGTGGATTTTTATCCATACGCGTTGGAGTGGCGGGGTAATCCATCATTGGAGGCAGGCGACTTATTCACGATACAAGACGCTTCAGGATCTCCTTTGAAGGTTCCTAACTTGGGTTACAAGTTGGTTTATAACGGTGGTCTGAAGGCTACGAGCGAAGCTGAAACAAAGAGCAGGACCGACGTGAAACCTTCCGGAAGACCAACGCTGCAACAGCAGATAAATAAAACTTTATCGAAGATAAAAGAAGAAAGTAGCAGTTTGAAAGACGCATTCGAAGAAGCTAATGAAAAAATAACCGGAAATCGAGGCGGTTACCTAACGGCTCGTTACGACGAAAACGGCAAACCTTATGAATTCCTGGTAATGGACACGGAAGATATCAATTCGGCCACAAATGTTATCAGGTTGAATCAAGAGGGCATCGGCTTTTCCCAAAACGGTTATAACGGACCTTTCGGGGTAGCGATAACGATCGATGGGCATATTGTGGCTGATTTTATCGACACAGGGATATTGAACGCCGGAATTATACAAGCGGGATTCAACGGAATTGCACAGGGCGTGAGTATGACTGAGAGTGGATTGAAGGCAGTCGCCGCGTCCGGTGAATATTCGATTGTCGAAAACGGCGGAGTAAGTTTTTTCACAAAAAATGACGTAAAAACAGGGTCGATAGAATCTGGATATGTAGTTTCTGATGGAACAAACGG